GTGGGAAGCACGACTCAATCAACAACCACAGGGGTAAATGTTATTGTTGGAAACGCATCTCACATAGGAGTTGTAGTTAAGTCCCAGGTATCACAAACCGCAAACATTCAAGAATGGCAAAATAATGCAGGAACTGCCCTATCTTATGTCAGTTCTGATGGAAGGGTCTTTTCTAATCAGTCTGAATCTGTAAATCTTGTAAGCGTTCAAACAATGACAAATAAGACCATTACATCACCAGAAATTAATGGTGGAACCGTGAATTTGGCAACAACGATAACACTGTCGGGAAATCAGGAACTTACTTCAAGAGTAAGGAATGCAACTCTTTCTACCATCGATCCCAGTGGTGGGTCAGATGGAGATGTTTGGATTAAGTACGTCTAATGTCTGGCGTAAAAGTTTCTGGAGCATGGCGAACACCAGCAATCACCAGTGTAAAAGTTGCCGGAACCTGGCGAACAGCTGCTACTGTAAGCGTAAAAGTTAATGGTGTGTGGAGAGTATCTACGTTTGCGGGAGCTCCATCAGACCCAGTAATGAATCACCACACATCCACAGGGCAGTTTATTATCACAAACTATGACCCCGCCCTTTCTTATTCTGCAACAAACATTTCCGGAGGAGGCTCGGCTACGCTAAATACTGGTAGTGGAGTGTATACTGTTTCTTCTGCAAACTCTAGGTGGTCAATTACCGCTGCTTATGCCATCGGAGCAAACCTATCAAACCCTGACTTTATGGAAAGGTTGGCTTACACATACTCATCTGTCAACTATCCATATGCTTGCGGATCTCATCAATGCAACTGCGCTCCCGGCTGGGGTAGTTGCGGTTGTGGAACATGCGCTCCTGGATTCCCATCACCAAATGGACAATCTTTTGGACAGTGTGGCTGCCCAGGAGTTATGTGTTGGTACAATCCAACAACTGTCTGTGGAACTTGCACATCTTATTGTAATAACTGGGTAAGTGTTAAGAATGGCACACCTTCTGGATATTCAGATTCATACAGCGAGTGGTGGAAGGTGTCGTAATGTTGGAGGAAGATAAATGATTGATTTAGAATGGATAGAAGTCCCACAAGAGGTGTTTTGGTTAAGAGACAGAACAATTGTACGTTGCTACGATGGCGATGTGGAAGTTGCCGACTTTGATGGATCAACTGGCTTGTCTTTTTTGTATCACGAAGAGGACGGCAAGCATTTTATAACTCCGGATGACAGGGTGTTTCCAGCAGGAAGGTGGGTGTTTGATGGATCTTATCAGGTAGGTGGTGTAAATGCCCCAGTGTCTGGTGTATTTATTCATTTAGAAGGAACCAGCGACGGTGAGTGGTATTCAAAAGATAGGTTGCTTCAAAAGTATAGCCAAGAGATCCCTTGGGATTATCCCTCTGCCCCTTTTCTTTTTGCTCCATATGATGAACGTGAAGAACGAATGAAAATATGTAGGTCTTGTGACCTATATGATCAAATTACAGGACAGTGTACTATGGATTTAAACTTTATGCCATCAAAAACAAAATATTCTCAAGAGGTTTGTCCCGTGGGAAAGTGGTCGGAGTCATCAAATTTCACAAAAGAGGATTATGAAAAAAGAATATCCTTAACCCCAAAAATACCTACCAACGAAGAACAAGATTTATTTGAAAAAGAATGGGAGGAAAGAAATGCTCGTTGAAAAAGAAGTTGCTTTTGAGAGATTAGATATATGCAATGATTGCCCATCATTATTTAGACCAACCTGGACATGCAAAGAGTGTGGATGCTTTATGAAGATCAAGGCAAGGTTGGAGTCGTCCACCTGCCCCCTAGGAAAATGGGGTCATGAGTAGTAAGTAAATTAATAGCCCCTGGTGGGGTTGCGAAAGAACAATCAGAAGTGCTATACTAAAAACTCACAAAAACTCACATAGAAGGGTGTTTTTTATATGTCACTTATTAACGAAAATGGATCAATTGTAGATCCTTACCGAAACTTTATTCACGTTTCAAGATACAGCAGATGGATAGAAGAAAAAGGTAGAAGAGAAACGTGGGTCGAAACGGTAGATAGATATATTGATTTTATGAAAGAACATCTTGTAAAAAACCACAACTACAAAGAAAATGATATTAAGTTTTCTCAGGTAAGAGAAGCCATCCTAAACCATAAAGTTATGCCATCTATGAGATCCCTAATGACTGCTGGATCAGCTCTAGAAAGAGATCATATCGCTGCATACAACTGCTCGTTCATTGCAGTAGACAGCCTAAGATCATTTGATGAAGCTATGTACATTCTCATGAATGGAACTGGTGTTGGATTCTCCGTTGAGCAAAAGTATGTAGACAATCTTCCAGCAATTGCAGAAGAGCTTTTTCCAACAAACACTACGATTGTCGTTGAAGATTCAAAGCTTGGTTGGGCAAAAGCCTACAAAGAATTGATCGGTCTTCTGGTTACCGGACAAATTCCAAACTGGGATATGTCAAAGGTTAGACCAGCAGGGGCAAGATTAAAAACTTTTGGAGGAAGAGCATCTGGTCCAGAACCTCTTAATGATCTTTTCAAGTTTACCGTGGAGCAATTTAAGATTGCCAAAGGAAGAAGATTAAAGCCTATTGAGGCTCATGATATCATGTGTAAGGTAGGAGAGGTGGTTGTTGTCGGTGGGGTACGCAGAAGTGCCTTAATTTCCCTTTCCAATCTAGATGACTTTGAAATGGCAAAAGCAAAATCCGGTCAATGGTGGGAAACAGAGGGTCAGAGAGCACTTGCAAACAACTCAGCGGTCTATAACTCAAAGCCAAATACTGCCCAGTTTCTTCGGGAATGGAGAAATCTCTATGAGTCAAAATCAGGAGAACGCGGTATTTACAACATGGACTCTGTTCGCAAGCATACCGACAAGTTTGGAAGAAGAGACTCTTCAAAGGTTGTAGGGACAAATCCTTGTGGTGAAATTTTACTTCGTGCCAATGAATTTTGTGTAACTGGAAGTACTCCAATTATAACAAAATCAGGAATTATCGACATAAAAGATCTTGAAGATAAGACTGTTGATGTTTGGAATGGGGAAGAGTGGTCGGAAGTTACGGTAGTAAAAACAAGAGAGAATGCTAGTCTTGTTAGGGTAACTATCTCAGACGGATCAACCTTAGATTGCACCCCAGACCACAAGTTCTCCGTCAAGGACAGATTTTCAGATAAGTGGAGTCAGGTAGAGGCAAGAAACTTAATGTCATTGTCCAGATATTCCGTTCAGATAGAGCCGACAACAATTGTGCAAGATGATGATGGAGTTAATGTTGATGAATCATACACTCTGGGGTTTGCGGTAGGAGATGGATGCAGTTACGGAGGAGTAGTTTTTGTTGATTTATATGGAGACAAGGACCAGAGCTGTCCGGTGACAGGAACAAGATATAAGAAATATCTTCCCAAAAAATACAACCTGAGCCGTCAAAGAGTTAGAACAAATATAGATCCTGAATTCTTTGGTTCTATAAGGGATAATTTTAGAGAAGTATCCACTTGGAATAAAAATAGTGCCCTAAACTTCATTGCAGGTTTGGCAGATGCAGATGGATCTGAAACGGGAACGGGCGGAATAAGAATATACATATCTGCGGAAGATAGAGCCAAGGACTTACAGCTAATCCTTACTAGGTTTGGAATAAGGTCATCTGTAAACTTGCTAGCTAAAGCCGGGAAAAGGACCAATCTCGGAACAAGAAAGAGAGATCTCTGGTATCTGCAAATTACAGATCCAAGAGACATCCCATGCTTTAGACTAAATGTGTCAAAGGGTCATTCTGCAAGATTCAAAGGTAAGTATCAAAATGTAAGGTCTGTCGATATCCTTGATACGACCGAAGATGTGTATTGTTTTAATGAACCCAAAAGACATATGGCTGTTTTTGGAAACATTCTGACATATCAGTGCAACTTGACGGAGGTGGTGATCGACGAAAAGGATACAGAAGAAACCTTAAAGGATAAGATTCGACTTGCCACAATCCTAGGTACCTGGCAGTCTAGCTTAACAAACTTTAAATATATTCGCAAATCCTGGAAGGATAACTGTGAAGAGGAAAGGTTACTGGGGGTATCTTTAACTGGAATCTTTGGAAACCCCATTACAGGAACAGTACACAAGGGTCTGGGAGATATGCTCGACAGGCTCCGTGAATCAGCTGTTGAGGAAAACAAAAAAGAAGCAGAGATCCTTGGAATAAATGCATCGGTTGCCATTACGACCGTAAAGCCATCGGGAACTGTATCTCAGCTTACAGGAGTTTCTAGTGGAATTCATCCATGGTATTCAGAATATTACATCCGTACCGTTAGGGCAGACAACAAAGATCCATTGACAGCCTTTCTTAAAGACTTCAATGTTCCTAATGAGCCAGATGTGATGAAGCCAGAAATGACAACTGTCTTTTCTTTTCCTATAAAGTCCCCAAAGAATGCGGTAGTAACAAAAAATGTTTCAGCAATAGAGCATCTTGAGATCTGGAAGGTGTACAGAACCCACTGGACAGAACACAATCCTTCTGTAACTATCAGTGTAAAAGAAGATGAGTGGCTAGATGTTGGAGCCTGGGTATTTAGAAACTTTAACTCTATCGGTGGAGTATCGTTCTTGCCAGCCTCAGAGCATTCTTATAAGCAAGCACCGTATCAGGAGATTACGAAAGATAGATACGAAGAGTTGTTGTCTAAAATGCCAAAAAACATACCTTGGCAATCACTCCCACTATATGAACTAGAGGACAACACCATTGGTTCTCAAGAGCTTGCCTGTGCTGCTGGAGCTGACTCATGTGATGTTGTTGATTTAGTTTCTGCTTAAATAGGTTGGTCGGTAAGGCGGGACGGCGCATGAGGCTGTCCCGCTTTGCTATAATTGGGTAGGAGGTCAAATGAGTAGCGTTTCTAATCTTTATGCAGCAAAGGTTTACTCAGAACACCCCCTTGCAATATGGCCTCTGGACGACGATGTTTCGTATGTTTCATTGATTACAAACGAGCAGAGATCTTTTGAGGCAGCCTCACCTTACTCAGGGTGGACAGTCCTAAGTGGATCGGCAAACGACTCCCTATCCTTGCCAAATGAGGGATCTCCATTTATCAGCAGCATTTATTCAGGAATTCAGGGCAGCGTCCCATCGGTAAATGGAACAGTTATAGAAGCAAAAAGCCCAGATCTATTTCTGTTTAGTGATTGTAGCCAGGAACTAGAAACATTTTCTATAGGGATGTATCTATATCAGGACACTATATATTCCACTCAGCATGAGTTTGGGTATGAGTATTATGACGAAGGAACATCTTCTTGGGTTGAGGTCTTAAGCGTTGTAGATTCTACTCCCAGCAAGGGGTGGATACATCTTCAAGATACCTTTACAATCCAAGAATTTGATTTAGACTACTGCCGATTAATTTTTAGGTCAACGGTAAACACGGGGGGCACCACAGGAGACTACAACTTTATTTTTAATGGGATAACTGTCGGCCAGTGGTCGGAAACAACTTCTTCAGAAAGTCTGGGGGCAACGGTAGAAAGCCCACCACTATCTTCTGGTATATCCAACAACGTCGTCCCGGCAGATCAGTATGGAGTTCTTTCAGAAAGTGCATACTATGTTGTTGAGAGCGGAAAGCTTTTGGCAAAAAATGAGGGAATCCCAATGATCTTTGGGTCTGAGAATGTAACTAAGATTTACCCATCTACAGACGGAACCCCATCCCTTATTTTTCCAAATAAAACAATGTTTTCGGAAAGCGGAAGGTATAAAAGCCAAACCCTTGAGTTTTGGCTAAAGATAAGACCACTAACAAAAGAATCAAGAAGGATTGTTGGACCCCTAGACACAAATGATGGAGTGTATGTATCTGCTGGATTTATAACCCTGGTTGTAGACAGCAAGTTTGTATCTCACAATGTTTCTAGCTGGTACAGACCCATGATCATCCACCTTTCAATAAAAAATGATACAGTTTCCATGATCATTAATGGCGAACAGGTGGGTCAGATAAGCGTTAACAAAAAAACAATGGCTCTTTCACAGAGCAGCTGGATGGGGGTATACAGCTATGAAGACATAGATATTTTGGAAATTGACTGTATATCTATCTCTCCCTACGCAATCCCACTTCAGCTTTCTAAAAAAAGATTTGTTTGGGGACAGGGGGTAGATCCTCTAGAGCTAATAAACGACTCGTTTGATGGAGAAGAGTCAATCGTAAACTTCTCAAACTCAAATTATACGGCTAACAAGATATATCCAGATGTGGAAAGATGGGATGCAGGACACTATAACAATCTAGTTGCAACAACAAATTCCATCTCTGTTCCGGAATATGCTTTGCCAGATATATATTTAGGGGGGAGAGGAACTCCAGAATGGTATTTAGACAACAAGGCATTAAACAGTCTTTTATACCCATTAGGAAACCATCCCCTGTTTTTTACCTTTAGACCAAACATTGAGAGCAGCATCTGGGAACCAGTTTCTGGAACAAGTTGGACAGAGCCATGCTATCTTAATTTTCAAGACTTAACCTTTCTTGCAAACCCGGTGAGCGCAATTTATGGAATATTTGAGGTAGAGTCTGAGGTTTTATCAAAAAGACCACTCATTCATATAGTAAACACTCTAAACAACAAGAGATTTGAAATTAATATAACGGGATATGACATAACTTATGAATTTGATGGACAGGAGCTATCTGGAACCGCATTCTCCGTATTAAACGAACACTTTGTCGTAGGATTTAACATCCCCCAACTTTCAGAAAATTTTAACTACGAGCTTTCATCATTCTTCAGTTCCCCAGAAGTGCTTAGCCTGTATATTGGAGGCGACGGAGTAAACACCTTTGAGGGGAAAATTTATAGAATTGGTTTTGCAGATCAAAAAAACTTCTCTGAAATATCAGAATACTTTCAGGAAAGTGGAATTTCAGATAACTCTGCTCAGTCCCTGATTGAGCTTCACTACTCATCATATACCCTATCACCATTTTTTAGATATGGTACATACTTCTTGGACATATCTGTTTCTTCTGAGTGGGAAGAGTACTTCCCCCTATCGTATTTTTCCTCATACATAACAAAAAGAGATGGTTCTAGGGGGTACGACTTAGACTACTTGCAGTTTAATTTTGGATATCCATCCCTTATAGAAATAATACAGGAGATGGTGGACAATCCAGACTGGATATATCAACAACTCTTTGAGGCATACAACGATCCAATACAAAAAAGCTATGAGATGTTAGACAATGAGGTTATAAGCAGCTATGTAACGTATTCAGATTTATCCTCCAACATTGTTACAGAATACAAGATCGATACAACTCAGTCATCACTAGATGCATACGCTACCTTTCAGTTGCTTGCGGAGGGCGCAGACGAGCCACTGTCTAGCTTCATTTACTCAAAAACTCTGACAGACTCCTACACTGTCTATGCCAATGAACAAAACACCAACCTGGACCCCTACAAAGCATACAAGACAAAATTTGGGGTTATTGATGGAACGATTATCTATCCTCCAAAAAATATTAATTTTAAGGATGTGGCTGTTGTCATACATCTAAAAATTGAACAAGATGGAATAATAAGCAACCCTTTAAAAATAAAAAATCTTGAAATTACGTCTAGATCTCTTAATGAAAACGGCTTAACACCAATAGGAACAAAAACCGGAAATTCAATTTACCCATATGTAAAGAGTGGGATATATTATAGCGGTAAGTCAAAAAACCCAGTTATGATCAACAAAGATAGCCTTCCGTACCTATACACGACAGAAACTAGTGGGATTAGAGTTCTTGAAAAAGGACAAAACAAGGAGTACGGAGTATCGGTACCAATAAACAAATCTAAGTCAGATAACTACCTGCTGGGAGCATTACAACTATTCTTAAAGTATGATCAGTTTAAGGAATCCATGGTTCCTCAAGTGATGTTTAGTTTATTGCATGGAAATGGAGTTGTTGAGTTTTTAATAAACACAGACCAAACACTAAAAAGATTTAAAATTACAGCGAGGGATCAGCTAACAAGATCAGAATACCCAGGAATATCTTTTTATCAAAATGGAATAAAGATAACAAACCCATACTTGTCCAAGAATGAATGGAACGTTATTTCCGTACTTTTTGACGATCCAATAGACCTTAGTAGCCAGTCTGGATCTATAAACCTTCTTTCTGGATGTACCTACAACAACATCTCCTTCTTCAAATTGACAGGTCTTAATCAATTTGGTGTAATAGTTCCTAGACTGTGGCAGAGTGTTCTTTATGGGGATCAGGATCAGATACCTGGAAACATTGTTGACTGGGCACAGGTATACGATGAAGGCGGCCTGCTACCTGATCCAAATGACTGGAAAAGTGTCTATGTCTTGGGTGTCCGATTCTCTACTACTCCAAAAGAAATATATTCTACCTACATAGGGACAAATATCGTTGTTGTGGATGACGACACTGGAATGTCTGTCACCAATGACGACTTTTCAGTCTACGCAGACCAAACATGGCTAAGCATAGTCAACAAACCAGTATAGTCTGCTATAATCTAACCATGAGTAATACAAAAAAATCAAAACTTGGTAAGTCAAAGGCCACAGTAATAAACAAAGCCTATGATTGGGGTTTATACTTCTGGAAATTACCCACGGGACATCTATTTAATGATGGTCAAGGAAACATGCTAAACATTCCATCAATGAGAAACGATATCTCAAAGATGGCAGAGCTTAGAAAAGCAGCAGCTGGTTATGGTCAACCAGAAGGAACCCCCTGGTTCTACCCAGGTATCAAGAGAACCACAGATGATCAGTATGCAGAGCAGCTGGATAGAATGAAAAACGGACTAATTCCAAACATAAACGATATGGGTGCAGTGTATGATGCACAACAAACCCTAAAGAAGCACGGAGATGAAGGTTAATGGAAGATCAAAGAATAAATATCTCCTATTCGGATGAAGTGGAAGAGGATAGAACTTTCCAAGAAAAGGACATATTCAGCAAGTCCTGGGAGGAACTAAAAGATCTTAATGGAATAAACCTTAACTTTAAAAGAAGGACAACCCGATCAGAAAATAAGATAGATAAAAGATATTATGACATTCCAAAAGATCAGGAAGGTCGAGTGTCTGGAAAGTACGCAGAGGATGCTGGGGTCAGGTCAAGGGGATCAGGAGGTACAGAGTCAAAGCAGCTAAATCCAGGAGAAGTTTTTAGAAATGGATATGGTCTTTTCGATGTGATTACTCCACCGTACAATCTTTACGAACTTGCCAATTTTTACGATAGCAACTTTGCAAACCATGCCGCAATTGACGCAAAAGTTTCAAACACAGTAGGTCTTGGGTACAGGTTTGAAACGGCAAAAGACGTTATCCTTCGAATGGAAGACATGGACGTTGAGAGTGCTAGACTAAAGGCTAAAAAAAGAATAGAGCGTAGCAAGGGTGACGCTATCGAGTGGTTAGAAAGCCTAAATGACGACGACAGCTTTATCACTACCATGGAGAAAGTTGATTTAGACTTAGAGTCAACTGGAAATGCCTATCTAGAAATAGGAAGGTCTGTAACGGGTGAGATTGGATATGTTGGACACATTCCTGCAACAACTATGAGAGTCAGAAGGCTAAGGGATGGGTTTACTCAAATAATCAGCGGTAAGGTTGTTTATTTCCGCAACTTTAACGCAACAAATCAAAATCCAATCACTGATGATCCAAGACCAAACGAGGTTATTCACTTTAAATCATACTCACCCCTAAATACATTTTACGGGGTTCCTGATATTATATCTGCTTACTTGTCACTTAAGGGAGACCAGTTGGCCTCACAGTACAATATTGATTACTTTGAAAACAAAGCTGTTCCAAGATATATTGTCGTCGTAAAGGGGGCAAGGTTAGATTCAGAATCAGAAGACAGATTGTTTAGATTCTTGCAGACTGGGCTAAAGGGGCAAAATCATAGAACCTTGTATGTTCCTCTTCCAGCAGATCAGGAGGGAAACAAGATAGACTTCACAATGATTCCCGTAGAGGCAAATGTTCAAGAAGCATCGTTTGACGCATACCGCGAAAAGAACCGGAACGACATCCTTATGGCTCACCAAGTACCACTCTCTAAGCTTGGAGGGGTTGATTCTGGAGGATTAGCAGCAGCAATGTCCCAGGATCGTACATTTAAGGAACAGGTGACGAGACCAGCACAGAGATATATTGAAAAGATAGTCTCCAAAATCATTAAGACTAAGACAGATCTCATTGACCTTAAGTTTAACGAGCTGACTCTTACCGACGAAGTGGCTCAATCTCAAATACTCGAAAGGTTTGTTAAGTCTCAAATACTTCTTCCAGACGAGGCAAGAGAGAAAATTGACATGCCAACAAGATCAGATGGCAAGGGCGGAACACCACTAGAGCTTTCTGCAAGGCAGGGAATAGACGCAAGAGCAAACGCTTCTCAGAATAGGCAGAGAGACTCTGAAAGAACAAACAACAATTCTGACAGCGTAGCAACGACTACGGGAAGAAATGCTCAGGGTGAAGGCAGAAAGGTATAATTGTAACAGTTTTATAAAATGCTGTTATAATATAAACAATATGAATAAAAGTTATGTGAATGTTTGTTCTGCCACCCCAAAAGGTGTTTACGGTCAAACACTCTCGCTAAGTTCACATATATGTTCAGGAAAAGATGTGCTGTCTTATGTCTAGAATAAACAAGGCAAGTTTTAATCTTGATAATAAAGAGCTAAAGATGTCAATGCCATTTTCAAAGATAGACATAGAAAAAAGAACGGTATCCGGTTGGGCCACGACAGACTCTGTAGACCATCAAGACGATATAGTAACGGCAGAAGCGTCTATCTCAGCATTTACTAATTTTAGAAACAACATCAGGGAAATGCATGATGAGAAAAAAGCTGTGGGAAAGCTTATTTCATTTAAGCAGGATACCTTTTATGACCCAGACACAAACAAGTCTTATAGCGGTATCTTTGTCTCTACATATGTCAGCAAGGGGGCTCAGGACACATGGGAAAAGGTCCTGGACGGAACCCTTACAGGATTTTCAATCGGAGGAAGCGTAAAAGACTATGAAGACACCTACGACGACGATCTGGGTAAGTCGATAAGGATAATCAAAGAGTATGATCTTTTTGAGCTTTCACTAGTGGACAATCCTGCCAATCAATACGCAAACGTGATTAGTATTGAAAAAGGTCATACAGGGGGGTATCTTTCTAAGGCCCTCATCGAAAACGTATTTTGGTGTAATGATGATAACGTAGTTCAATTAAGTTCTGACAGTTTATCAAGTTGCCCTAGATGCGACAAGGGTATGAGCAACATTGGTTTCGTTGAGACTAATGATGCACAAAAGACAGAAGTAGTAAAGTCTATTCTTTCTACTGTCAAAAATGATGCAAAGGAGGTAAGCAAAATGAATAACGATACAGTTGAAACAGAGCCTACAGAAGATCCAGCGGAGGCTGTTGTAGAAAAGTCTGTTGACTCGGAAGTAGAAAAAACTGAAGACTCCGAAGTTGAAAAAGCTTCCGTCGAAAAAGACGAAGCAGAAGATGAAGTGGTCGAAGAAAAGTCTATGCACGAAGAAAAAGACATGGATGAAAAAGACCCCATGGAAGAAGAAAAGTCCATGAGTGCTGATGAAAAAAGCAAAGACGATATGTTAGAGCAAACAAAAGCACTGTCTGATCAAATACACACGACACTCAGCAACATTGCTGACACAATGAAAGTTCTTAATGAGAAGGTAGAAGAGCTCAATAAGACCGTTGTGGGAGTCAAGGAAGATGTCAATACAGTAAAAAATGAGTTTGGAAAGCGTGTAGATGCAGTGGAAAAAGATACTGCTTTCCGTAAGTCTGGCGACCTTGGAGAGGTTGTGCAGGAGCCAATTTTCGAAAAGGCTAAAAGATCGCTATGGGATGGACGTTTCCTCACGAAGTCCGACCTATTTAACTAAAAATAAAAGAAAAAATGGAGGTGAAGTACAATGTCAGAAGAAATCTTAAAGAATCAGCCAAGTGAAGCCAGTGAATACGGAGATCCAAACCCAGGTTTATTCCAGGGTCAAGGAGCTGTTGCAGCAGGTGGAATTGGCGGAGTAACTGATCCAGCCGCTGGCGTAGTAGGAAATATTCCTAACGCTAACTATGGAGTAACAACAGGACCAAACGCTGTCAACCCAACTGGTGTTGCTGGCGGAATCCTGAATCCAGAACAGGCTCGTCGTTTTATCGACTATGTTTGGGATGGTAGCGTTCTTGCCAAGGATGGCCGCAAGGTCACGATGAGAGCAAACACGATGGAGATTGAAAAAGTCAACGTTGGTGAGCGTGTTATTCGCGCTGCTTCTCAAGCACTTGGAGAGTATACAAACGCCGGAGCAACTTTCACAAAAGTTGAACTAACCACAAAAAAGATTCGTCTTGACTGGGAAGTTTCAACAGAGTCACTAGAAGATAATATCGAAGGTGGAGCACTTGAGGATCATCTTGTTCGCATGATGACAAGTGCTTTTGCAAATGACATCGAAGATCTAGCAATTAATGGTGACGGCGGTGCAGATCCATTCCTCGGTATTATGAATGGTTTTGTTAATCAAGTCACTACAGGTGGAGACGCTCATGAGGCAGTCGTTACTGTTTCAGCAAATGCATGGACCCCAGAAACAATGCAGCAAATCATTTACGCATTGCCACGCAAGTACCGTGCAGTAAAAAGCAACCTTAAGTTCTACGCTGGCACGGATACCTTCGCAGGTATCGTTGCAAGCAACGGAACACTTGCCGATGCAATTGCAGCAGCATTTGATCCTAGAGTTGCTGGTACTTCAGAACGCAGAGAGAACTACCTTAGTGGTGCAGGACAGACCCTTGGTGGAGCTAACGTCACTCGCGTACTTGGTATCGATGTTATGGAAGTTCCTTACTACCCTGCGGATTATGTCGATCTGACATTCCCACAGAACCGTGTTTGGGGATTCCAAAGAGACATCACAGTTAACCGTGAGTACAAGGCCAAGAAAGATACAATCGAATACACAGTGTTCGTTCGTCTTGGCATCACATGGGAAGAACTAGATGCAGTAGCTTACGCAGACGCGGCAGCCGACGTATCCTGATAGTAAAAATATCTAAGGGGGGCGGGTATAACACTCGCCCTCCTAAGTATATTCTGATATAATTAAACCTAAGAGAGGTGTAAAAATGTCAAACTTTGAAAAAATGACCGTTGTTCAGCTTAAAGAATATGCCAAGGATAATGGCGTAGATCTTGACGGAGCAAAAACAAAAACAAGTATTCTTTCTATTTTGGTGGGTATAGGATCAACTGCTGGAGAGTCAGAAAACAAAAGCGTCATCAGCTCGGAAATTACTTCTCCCAAAGCTAAGGCTGTAAAATCTCCGATAAAGGTAGATGACATGGGGATAATCACAACGGCCACAGCGGATAACTTCAAGGACAAGATATTTAGCTCAAAGCCAAAGATAGAAGAAGTAAAAAAGGTTGCAATTTATTCAGAAAAAAACATGAATTGGAACAGTATAGGAAGAATATCCAAGGGATATAATATTGTTACAAAGGAGGCAGCCGATATGTGGCTTACCCGAAAGGGAATTCGTGAAGCAGAACCCGAAGAAGTAGCAACACATTACGGCCTATAGACATGGACCTATTAAGACAAACACCCTTTAACTTTTCAATAAGCTTTTCAGTACCGTCTATATCAACAGACCACATCTTAGAAATATATGGAAGCCGTGGAGACGCAATTGTTTCTGAAGTTCTAACCTCTAATGCATCTGGAGTGATTACATATGAACTTCCTATGGGATTTCAAAAGTATGATGGATCTTACCCAGTATACATATACACAATAGATGTAGATGACTTAGCAGATGAAACAGTGGTCATAGATACACTTTACATATATAGACCCTACATCAACCCCATAACGCTTTCAACTGGTACAGATTGTGATGCAGCTGAATACACTCAGCTAGAAAAAACAGCAAGATTTATCCTTGACACCCTCGTTGGAGGATTTTACTACGAGTCAAAAGCTATTGAGTTGACTGGCCTTGGATTGGATTACCTGCCACTACCCAAAAAAGCAAGTAGAATAAACTATGTTTATCAAAACAACGTGGCGGTATACAATAGATTGGTTCCGTTATCTGGTCAATATACTTATCTTATTAGCCCAGATAAAACATCACTAACAATAGACCTTGTTGGAGAATACAACAAAAAAGAATCTAGGAGTGTGCAGTTGCCAATGGCCGCATCTGATTCCTTAATGCTTTCTTCAGAAAATTATGACCAGGTTATCTCTCTAACCAATGGCGGAGGCAGCTCATTCTTTCCCAAGGGGGCTGACTTTACTATTTATGGCGAGTGGGGGTGGCCAGTAGTTCCACAAGAAATAAAAGAAGCGACTAGAATTCTTATTGATGACATTAAGTGTGGAAGGCTTGCCTATGTTAGTAGATATGTAACAGAATATGAAACAGACCAGTTTAGAGTAAAGTATGGAGATCTTGCATCAAGTGGATCGGGGAATCTAATTGTGGACAAGATTATACAAAAATACTCTATACCTATCTACAGATTAGGGGTGCTTTAATTGTTTTGTGATCCAGAAGCATTCTATTCAATGAACTTGGATGTTTATTATTCTTATCAATCTCAAGATGCATTTGGCGCAGCAATCAAAACCTGGAACCTAAATCAAACACTCATTGGCTATGTTCAGCAGGAAGGTTCAATGGAAAAAAATTCCTTAAAGGCAGAAACATTTTTTGAGTACAGCAACAGGTTGGTGGGAAGAACATATGTTGATCCAAGAATCTCTATGGAGGGAACAGGCTATCCAATAACTAGCATGTTGATAACAAACATACAAGACTCTAAAACTGGAACCACATTCTACACAGAAAGTGCTGGAAAGAGGTCTGGAAAGCCAACGATATACGACGTAATGTCTGTAGATCCACACATAAACCCCTGGAATGAAATAGAGTATTACAAGGTTTACTTTGTTCGTTCTGATTTGCAGGAGATAAATCGTGATTAGCGTAAGAATCGACAACAAAATGCTTGAGAGATTCTTAAGAAATGCCGTATCTTACGGTAATGGATTTTTAGAGGGCGTGGCCTTGGAAAGATTAAACTTTAATAGAGTGCTGGCTGGAGTAACCGTAGAAGCTTTGGGAGAGTACATAGACCAAAAGGCAAGAATGAATTCTGATACCCTGCATCATGTCTATGAGTGGGGTCAGGTTGGAAATAGCTCAGCCAGGTTGTTTAACTTTAGTGTAAAATCTGGAAAAACCTTTATCTCTATATCTGGAAGTTTTTTGCCATCAAAGTCTATTTCAGAAACATCCTCAGAGCCGTTTGTAAACAAAGCAGATGTTATGGAAAACAAGATAGCTATAACAATAACACCGAAAAACTCAGAGGTTCTTGCTTTTGAGAGTGAGGGAGAGATGGTGTTTACATCAAGCGATGTGTACATAGCTAATCCTGGTGGGGACATGGTTGCAGGAAGTTTTGGCTCTGTAGTAGACGACT